ATAATATTGCGGTATAAATTCACAAACAAGGAAATAATTGATATTTTAAATAGAATGATAATTGTTATTGATTCCAGAGAGCAGGCTAACAGCCATGTGATAGGATGGTTCAATTCCAATAAGGTAAACTACAAAGTAACAAAACTAGAATACGGAGACTATAGTTGCTATCTACCTGCAGGATGTTTTGATGGACAGACAAGGGACATTTTCTTTACGGATGAACTTGTTATTGAGAGGAAATTCTGCATAGATGAGTTGGCCATGAACCTTAAAGACAACAAGACCAACATAAATGATATAAATGCAGAAATTATCGAAATATTCGGTGAAAAGTACCTAGAGAAGGTCCTGAAAACAGACTATAACAGGATGAAATTTGAATTTGCGAACCTGAACCGCCACGATATAGAGTTTTATATCTTCATGGAGGACAAAAACTACGATGAGAACATAAGAGCCGGGAACTTCCGGTCAGAATATAACCCGGCCACACTCTATAAACGCTTGAAAGCCCTAGAGAGGGAGTTTCATACCATGATAAGGCCTATGTCCAAGGAGATTATAGGGAGTGAGATATACAACACCCTGAGATACGGAGTAAGAAATATTCTGGTCCATAAAGGATTTATAGAAGAATAGGAGGCCGCCATGATTTTATATCCAGACAGGATGAAACAATTAATTGATTTTGAGGGCCTGAGATATGGAGACAAAGGAGCCCCCACAGATATTGATGGATTGATAGAGTACAAGAATAAAGGCTACATAATCATTGAGCTTAAACATAATTCAAAGGGTATGCCGGATGGCCAAAGATGGGCCATTGAGCGGATGGTAAAGGACTTTAAAAATGCCGGGAAAATATCTATAGGGATAGTTGCTGAGCATGATGTTGATGTTCAGTATGCTATACCTTGTAGGGATTGCATCGTGAGGGAGTATTACCTCAGTACAAGCAAGAATATACAATGGAGAAAACCTATAAGCTGCGTTACAGTAGGCAAGATGATAGACGAGTTTATAGAGTTGTACCTTTAAGAACAACATGAATATATGGCGATGAACATTAGGAGGGATAAAATGACCAATGAAGTAGCAAAAGAACTGATAATAAAAACAATAAGCGATTTTATGTTAGATGATGAAGCGTGTAAATATAAGGCTTGTAGTGATTGTGGTTTTGACAAAATATGTGGCGATATAGTTGATTATGTTGGGGATTTAGACAATCAGAGTTAATCACAATACAAAAATGTGATGATTAAGGAGGCCGGGAAATGAAATGTCAACAATGCAATTATTATATGGAGACACCAAGTTATAACGAATGTGTTTTATTATATTGGGAGAACTGCAGGACTTTAGAAGATTGCAATGCAGTAAACGAGGACCAGACTGTAAACAGAATAAACTATGAGGCCCTGAAAATAAAAATGTGCGGAGGATGTTAACATGAATTGGAACGGATTTTCATTAATTGAAAGCAGCTCAATGGTTAAACAGATAACGGAGCCTAAGCGTAAGGCTAAATCCAAGCGAATACAGAAGAAATTCAATAAAAGATACGGATTCAGGACCAGAACTATACCACTTAAAAAAGTTTTTTTCTTCAATCATTCCTTCATAGGACACCCTGATATTATAAAAGGTATAATTAAAGTACTAGATAAAGATAAAGGAGGATGTAAGGATGTGTAATGAAGATTGCCACAAGTACAAGAGCCGCCACAGCCACGATAGGCACGATATGACCTGCCTTAATTTCATAGGAGATAAGAATATTAGGCTGCAATTAGTTGACTGCAGGCAATACTGCAAATTGATTAAAAATACTCACAGCAAAGTAGTTATAATTCTTCATCATCCGGGAAGGAGTTAAAATAAAAAAAGGGCCTTGGCTTTATGCCTTGGCCTCTTTATATGCTTTTCTTTTCATATCCCGGTACCATTCAGCCCGGTTTGAATATCCTAGTTTCTTTAGTGCTGCATCCAGTCGGTCTAATTCCTCCTGAGTTTCTCTGACTGCAAAAGCTAGTTGTTTTTTATCCATTGCTATTCCTCCTATTCTTATTTTAAATAATTATCTTCGGACCTGTTACGGGACCTTTTACGCTCTTTTCTATAATGCAATTCCTCGTTGATACAGTATATTGTTAAAATCACCATAGGCGGGCCCCATAACCAGCCCATTTTTAATAAGCATAATCCGATTATTCTAATACCTTCCATCTTTATTCCTCCTATTTTTTTAGATTCTTGCATAATCCTAGGCCGCCAATGCTCTGAGGTAATCTTCTGTACGCTCCATTGTGTACGCATTTTAGGAAACACTTATTGCAATTACATTCAGGGAAATCCTGTGGCCTCTTGGAATTATCCCATGCTGCCATGAACTTATCAATAGAACCCGGCTCCGCATATATTGACCATAACCCGGCTAACGGATTACCGTTAATATCCTCCGCTGATTGCACTATCTTATATTTGATTTTGGCTGCATCGGCTGCAGCTTTAATCCTGTTGTATTCCTCGATTGGATAGTTTGACAATAAAACCATTTCCATGTTTATTCCTCCCCTAACATTCTATTTCTTAATCACTCCTTAAATTTAATTTGTTTGGTAGGCGGTTTTTAAGGATTACCGCCATAACCTATAAATTATTTTATTTTGCTGATTATATCTTCCGCTTTTTTCTGTGCCTGTGGGCTCCTGTAGCTCTGCCATGCTCCATTACTTGGGGCCCATCTAAAACCGTTTTTCTTTAACTCTGTTCTAGTATCTGCATCAGGTTTGCCGGGGAATATAATTTGTAATCTCTGAGCCTCTAAATTATCTATAATCTGGATTCCGTTTATTTCTGTTGTTAGGTCCTCGGCTGGTGTTGTTGCTGCCTGCTCTGCTATCTTCTGTAGGTGTGCAATCCTCTGTTTTGCTGCTCTTATAGTTGCGTTGTTATTAGTCAATGAGCATGATGCAAAACCGTAGCGGCCGCAAAAGTCAGGGCTTAACAATTTTAACGCTGATGTTTCAGTTAATCCGAGTTTTACAAGTTCAACAACTTTTTCAGAATCAAGCATCTTTTTACTTTTCACAATCTTGTTAGCTGCTTTCATTAATTCTTGGCTTTCTTCTAATTTTTCAACTTTAACCTGTAGCTGTTCGATTGCATCCACATCATCTGATTTAATAATTTTGTCTCCTGCTACTACTGCCCATATTTTATTTTCAATTCCTTTTAACTCGTTGTATTCTTCCCAGAGCTTGCCTTCTCTGCTTAAATACTTTTCGTGTGCTCTCATATTATAATTACTTGGGCCGGCTACCATTACCGACACATGACCGGCACCGTTGGCGTTATACTTATTTATCCAGTTTGCATAATTAACGGTGTATCTCTCAACTAATCTATCTATTCTTTCTTTGGATTCCTCTTTGTTGCATTTGCTTTTGGCTTTCTCTGCAACTTCCTTTATTTCTTCTATGTGCTCATTATATTCCCTTGTTGCTCGGCCTGTCTCATAATCGCTATGGCTCATATTCTCTTTAGCTCTCTTTGCTGATTCTTCGTTGATTTTAATCATTGTCATTTTAGACACCATCCTTTTTATTATTTAGCTTTTAGCTTTGGGAGGGCTTTAAGGTTGAACCCTCTAGAACCTTTTATATTATGCTGTCTTTGTTTCTTCCACTTGGCTGCTGCTGAATAAACTTGATTTTTTAAGATACATTTTTTTACCTTTAATCTCTGTTACTGTTTCGCCTTCCTTTGATTCCTGTTTAAAATTACATGGTGTCCAGAGGCCAACCTGCAACAATGCTTTTTCGCCTTTTTTAACTTGATAGCCTGATGCTTTCCATGCTGCATAAGTTTTGAGATTTGTTCCATCATATTCAAAATCAATCTGCTGTTCTTCAAGGGCTATTGCTATTAACTGAGTATTCTTCATTGTTACCGCCTCCGTTTAATTTGATTTGATTTGAGTATTGGAAATCAGCTTTAAGGTATAACTGATTAGAACTCATTGAAGAACTGAACCCCTTCAAGCAGGTTGCCGGAAGTCTTAATCAAAACCGGCTTTGATGCTGTTTCTATTTGTTACGCTTATTGTATAACACCGTTGTAACGATGTCAAGCATTATTTACAAATTAATTAAAAGAATTTTCAAGAGCCTTGCATCCGCTGATATTGCTTATTTGTTCGCATGGTTTTTATGTGGTATGTGCTTGCAGCATCGTGATATTATAAAAAAATAGTGCTTGCCCGGGGAGTTGATAAGGAAGATTTTATTTTGCTATAATAGAAGGGATAAGAAATCACACATTAACGGAAGGAGTGGAGCCAATGAGTTATAAAGAACCAAAGGTAGGTAGACCGCCAATGTATAGCAGCGTTGACCAAATAACCGGATTGATTGAGAAGTATTTCAAAGACTGTCAAGGCGTATTATTGAAGAACAAAGATGATGAGGTAGTAATGGACAAGCTGGGGCAGCCGGTTTATATCGGTGCGGAACCTGCTACAGTCACAGGCTTAGCGTTAGCGTTGGGATTCAATACAAGGCAAGGGCTAATTACATATGAAGGCAAGTCAGAATTTCAAGACGCGATTACGCAGGCCAAGACCAGATGCCAACGATACGCAGAGAAAAGGCTATACGATTCACAGGGCAGCAACGGAGCAAAATTCAGTCTGATGAATAACTTCGGATGGAGAGATAAACAGGAGGTAGAGAGCATCAACACCAACATAAACGCAGACATTACTGATATGACAGATGAGGAACTAGCCGAGCAGGTCCGGAAGATGCGAGAGGCAGCAGCCAAAGGGGAATAATCCAGCGTTAAAACATGACGATAAATGAACATTTAACGCATTGTATAGGAACGCATACTGCAAAGCGAGTGATACCACCGGTTCCCGGACTTTGCAGCGTTTCTATTATCGTGCATCGTGCTATATCTCCCTATTAATGCGGCTATTCTCAATTAGAACAGCGGCAGCAGGCCGGGCCCTTTGTTTCATTGTATGCAGCATGACACATAATAATATATACATACACAACAGAAGAACCAAGGCAGGAGGGAGCAGCAGCAGAACCCGGGAGGCGGTGCCATTGCTCAGGTTCAGGCCCCCCCACCCCCATAGACCGGGTACCAAAGCCGGGGAGCGGAGCGAAAAAAATACCTCTACCAGCTACCGAACACATTTTCACACAAAGGAGACTAATCCATGACAAGAGAAGAAGCGATAACTATATATCATCTAATCAGAGAAGAATGTAAGTTACATAAAGAAGATTGTTCTGATTGTCCGCTTTATTATGAAGCAGATAATCTTAAAGGTTGCATGGCAGAACAAGCACCTGTTTCAATGTGGGATGGTGATAATCTGTAATTTATGAGATTATAAATAGTGTTTTCTCTATTACAAAAAAATAATATATAAATTTCATGCACATTTAGTAATAACCACTAAGGTAAATCTGCATGGTCAAAACGAGCAAAGCATTGATATAACAAGTCTAAGTGCTATTTTGAAATGGCGTTTTTTTGGTATCAAAGTAGCTATTTAGCACCAAAAAAAGTGCATCGTAGAGGAGATGTATCATGAACATTAAAACAACAAGGCTTACTAATCCAAATGGAGAATTGTTAAGTGAACAGATATCTAAATACAAGAGTGTGTTTGAAGATGATGAAGGATATTTGTTCTGGAATAAGAAGGACTACACTAAATCATTTCAAGATGTTGAGTACCCAAAGGAACTAACAGACAGTGAATTAGGGAAGATTACAAGGCTTACGAAGAAAGTATATGCAGATACTAATATGATAGCTTACAGGGGCAATGGTGGGAGAATAAAAGCATATACAGATGAACAGATAAGTGGATATCTAGAATTGGGATTAAGGCAAGGCAGAAGATTTCTTACTAAGATGAATAAATTAGGTATTATCATTAAACACAACAATAAAGGAACTACTGAATACTATTTCAATCCTTTATATTACTTCTCTAATAACAGGATAAACCTTGATTTATACCTAATATGCAAAGAACAGTTGGACAAAGTACTACAAGCATGGGTAATAGAACGCTATATGTTGCTTGTAGACGAAGATTAAAAGGAGGTTGGCTTAGATATGTCAACAAAGATAACAAGTTATTTACAGGCTTTTGATTACATAGGTGTAGTTTATACGGATAAGGTTAAGGCACGAATGAAGGAATATGAGAAAGAAGGACATACCGAGAAAAGTATCTGCTATACCATTTGGAAGAAGTCGGATAAACTAATGAGTTTTAAAGACGATGATAGATTCTGGGGAATATTTGAAAATGAACTCAAGAAGTATTCATGGACTAAGGATGATTCTAGATGGAAAACCTACAATGCAAAGAAGGTGATGTAATGACTAAGAAGAACTGTGAAAGTTACTTTGTCTATGTACATGAAGGAGAGATATGAGAGAAGATTTAATTAAAGAACTAGCCCTCCTGAAAGAAATAGAAACCCGAAAACGCAGAGCCGCAGCCTTAGAGAATGACTTATTATTTTTCAAGGAATACATAAAAATAGTCAACAAAAACGGTGAGGCAGTATGTTTTGAACCCAACGCAATACAGCAACAGATAGATGCTAAGATAGAGGAACTAACATTCCAAGGTAAGCCAGCAAGAATAATAGTATTAAAGGCGAGACAGGAAGGAGTATCTACCTACACGCAGGCCAAGATATTAAAAAAGACAGCTACACAGGAAAACAGAAACTCTTTGGTAGTAGCACACAGAGACGATTCTACCTCCGCTATCTTTGACAAGGCAAAATATATGTATGGTAATTTACCGGAGGAAATCAAGCCCCTACAAAAGGCTAGTAATGCAAAGGAGCTTATATTTGACATACCTTCATTTTATAAAGGCAACAAGAAGGGCCTTAACAGTAAGATTAAAATCCAGACAGCAGGTTCAGACAGTATAGGAAGGTCCGATACTTTTTACTATGTTCATTTATCAGAGTTTGCATTTTATCAAGGGAACCCAAAAACACAGCTTGCAGGTATTCAGCAGGCGGTACCTTCTATACCGGGAACTATGGTTATTATTGAGAGCACAGCTAATGGCTACAATGCTTTTAAAGAGTTGTGGGATTCAGCGGTTGCCGGAGAGAATGACTGGGTACCAATGTTTTTTGCATGGCACGATTATATTGATTACCAGATACCATGCGAAACTAAAGAAGAAGAAAGAGAAATAATGTCTAATCTCAGCGAATACGAAACTAGCATAGTGGACCTATTCAATCTATCTGCAGCACAGATAAAATGGTACAGATGGAAATTAAGAAATGACTGTAACGGTAGTGTAGATTTAATGAAACAGGAGAACCCTTCATATCCTAAAGAGGCATTCCTATCTACAGGCCGGCCAGTATTCCCGGTTCAGAAAGTTGAAATGAGACTGGAAGAATTGAAAAAACTTTATAGTACAGAGCCCCCAGCAAAAGGTAGATTCAGTTTTCAATGGGATAATGGAGACACTAAAGGCAAAATTATTGATGAAAAAATTACATGGACACCAGACAAGGCCGGAGTAATCACAATGTATGAGGATGTTCAGCCGGGCTACCACTATGTAATAGGCGGTGATACAAAGGGAGAGGGCAAGGACTTTTATACTGCTACAGTAATCAATAACATTACCGGGAAAAGAGCAGCTACATTAAGATGGCAGATAAGCAACAGTAAACCGTACACACACCAAGTCTATTGCTTAGGCAGGTATTACAACGATGCACTTATAGGAATAGAAATGAACTTCAACACAGCCCCCATAGAAGAATTGCAGCGGTTACAATATCCTAGACAGTATCAGAGACAACAATATGATAATTTTTCCAAGGAATATCAGAAAAAATACGGATGGAAAACTGATGGGAATACGCGCCCCCTCATAATCGACAAGGCAATAGACCTGATAGAGAACAACATTGACCTATTTACTGATATAGTCATGTTGGAAGAATGTACTACATTCGTATATGATGATAATGGTAGGCCTGATGCAGCAAGCGGAAAACATGATGATGCTCTTTTGTCAGATATGATAGCAAATGAAATCCGTAGCCAGCAAAACTTTACACTATTAACGGAGGCAAAACCTAAAAAACTAAAACTGATTGAAAAATTAGGGCTAGGAAGAAAGGAAACTGTAAACCGATGGTAAGCAATAAAGAAATATTGGATATGCAGCAGGTGCTACTAGATGAAATTAGAGAGGTCCGGGAAGAAAACAAAGCTATCCGGGATGAACTGATGAATATTAAACTCAAATTAATTGACATAGATAACAAAACACTAAAACCTAGACTTATTGATAAATTGGAGGTGGAGCGGTGGTAGTAAAATGTTTCAAATGCCCGGAGCATGGGGAATTTGACCACGAATGTAATATGAATGATGAATATCCAGTATGTCCTAAATGCGGCAAGGAAGTTATAAGGGTTTTTAAATCACCACACTATCAATTCAAAACAATAGGATTCGCTGGGAAAGGATGGGCTTGATGGGAAAAGTTAAAGATACAGTAAAGGCAGTAACCAAGGCAGTAAAAAAAGCGGTAAACGCACCAGCAGACAATATTTATTCTATGGCCACACAAGAGGACCGAGAACATCGTTGCTCAGAAGATTTTTATGCCTCAAAGAACAACAAGGCCGGGACCGTTACTAAGTGGAAAAGGCTAGACGAGTATTACAATAACGAACACTATACTAAAAAGCAGATTGAGGAATTAATCGCAGCTAATAACTGGAACTTTGTGCCGCCAGTATTGCCGGACCCCTTCATTCAGGTAGAGAGCCAGATAGATGCAACGCTCCCACAGGCAGAATTTAGAGGCAGAGACGATGATAAAGATAGTGCCAAGGCCAAAGAAAGACAAGCTGTAATGGAGTATATTTGCTACAACAACAAAATCAAGCAGATGATTCCTGAGAACGAAAGGAACCTGAACAAGCTAGGCAACGCATTTTGGAAAGTAGCGTTTGATGGCACAATCAAAGGGTTCGGCTATGTAGGAGATATAGTTATAGGTAATCCGGCACCAGCATACATATTCCCGGACCACTCAGCTTATGATATTGACGATTGCGAATTTATCATTTATTCCTACAGGCAGCATAGAAGGAAAGCAAGAAGAATTTATGGAGCCATCATTGATGAATGCGGCAGTAATGGATTTATCAAAGATACTGAAATATTCGACAGGTCAGAAAACAACTTGACCATGCTAGATGATACAGTACAGATAATCGAATATTGGTACAAAGACGATGAAGGAGACATAGCCTGCAGCATACAGGTAGACTTTAAGGAAGTTAAATACATCCCTAAGTATTGGATTAATACTAGAAACAGCGGAAACCAGCGTTATCCTTTTATCAAATACTGCAAAATTCCAGTAGACCAGAGCTTTTGGGATAAAGGCGAAATAGAGACAATCATAGATTTAGTAGATGCAGCCGACAGAGAATTTATGTCAGCCCTCCTAATTGATATGATGCAGCCTGCAGACATTATAGTTTATGAGCCAAACGCACTTGCAGAAGGTGAGACTATTTCAACAGGTCCTAATGCCATGATTAAGATGAAGGACAATAGGATTGAGGGAATAAGGAGGCTAGGAAACCTAGGTACAAATTTCAATGCTTTGCAGATGATTGAGTTCATCCACAAGAAAATCGAGGAAACAACAGGCAATAGTTTAACTAATAATGGACTGGAACCTACCAAGGTAACTACAGCATCCGGTATAGCCATGATGAACGAAAGAGCGGATATGAGAAAAAACATTAAAAAGGCCGACAGATTGACAGGTTTTGAGAAACTTTATGAGCTTATCGACTGGACCGCACTTGAATTTTACAACACCGACAGGGTAATAATGATTCGTGGCCAGCAGGAAACTCAGGATGATGGTACTTTTAATGATTCCACAGTATTCAATTCAGACAATCACAAGGTAGCAGACAAGGCAAAAGCCAAGGCACTAGCTACAAAGGGAGTAGAACAGGGCAAGACTGATGAAGAAATACAGAAGATTCTTGACGAGAATGTGTATTACTTCCCAACAGTAGATATTGAAATAGCGGTAGGCGAGGGAGTTAGCAAGAGTAAGTCATTCACGCTGCAAGCATTGAGCGAATTAATTAAATACCCTATCACAAGCCAGAATGTAAGTTTGATAAAATCGCAGGTTGACCTTCTGGACCTTCCTAATAAGAAGGAAATTAAGGATGGACTAGAAAACTTCTTTAAATCTCAGATGAGTATGCCTTATTTATTCAAGGATATGCCTAGATTCCAAATCTCATTCCAAGACTTGCCACAGGATGCACAGATTCAGGTTATGGACCAGATGGGAATTAAAAGTCAAGGCGGCCTGAGCAACGATGCTAAGGTAAAACAGAACAAGGAATTAATGGCAATGGGAGGCCAGCTAGAACCTATTGAACAGGTAGCCCCACAGGAGGCACCAGCAGGCACTCAGGTGCCAGTAGGACCACAGGAAGGGAATGTATCGACTGAACCAGAACAAGCCCCACAGGACCCACAGGGAATCCCGGAAACCGCCCCCGGAGGATTAACACCGGAACAGATTCAGCAGATAGAGGCAGATGGAAAGTTGTCTCCTGATGAACTAGCATTATTTATTCATGCTACCCCACAGCAACAGCAAGAGATTATGATAGAATTAAACTTAAATCCAGAGGCTTTAGCCGAACAAGTCAAAGCACTAGGAGGAAATCAGTAAAATGGCGAAGAAAAGTGTACCTAATATGTTAATGGCTATGATGGCGGCAAGGTCCAAGAATGCAGGAACGCCAACGCCTACAGTCAATAATCAGACAACTAAGAAGAAACCTGCAACAAAGAAAAAACCAACAGCGAATTGTTCAAAGAAAGGATGTTAAAATGGAAAATTTAGTAAACTTATCATTCGGATATGCTGTATATGCTGCAGAAATGGGTTTTAAAATAGCTAGAGAAGGATGGAACGGTAATGGAATGTTTGTATATCATGTCCCAGCATCTAATCATCCAGCCACAACTGATATTTCCAAGACAGAATTTGGCGAGCAGGTTCCTTATGGAGAATATTTAGCCATGAAAACAGTAACAGGAACAGTAGTACCTTGGCTTGCAAGCCAGACAGATATTCTTGCAAAAGACTGGAAAGTAATAAAGTAGTCTCAGGTCCTAAATGGAGGGCCATGTATTGTATAAATCCTGAATAAAAGGGTGGCAACTCGGAACTAGACGAGGAAAAAAATCAGTCTTACAAAGACTATAAAGATGGGAGAAATGTAGAATGATTGACGAGACAGGGAAAGTTGTATTTGAAGATGCGGAGCAGACCGAGGTAAATAGAATTGTTGAGGAGCGGTTATCCAGAGAACGCAGCAAATACGCTGACTACGATGATTTAAGAGGCACTATAACAGAACTTAATGCGTTAGGTTATGAAGGTAATGCCAAAGAGGTCAGAGAGGCTATCAAGGTAGCCAGAGAAGAAAGCCAAAGAGAGTTAGAGCTGCAGGCCCTCCAAGAGCAGGAGGAAATCGAGGGAACTTCACCCGCTTTAGTAAAGAAAATGAAGGATATGGAAAAAGAACTGCAGACACTCAAAGGGGAAAAAGAGGAAAAAATTCGTGCCGCAGAAGAAAGGGCTCAGGCCGATGCGGAAACCGCTGAGCAAATTAGTGAGTTTGAGAATGATTATCCTGATGTGGACCTTAGAACTGTTCTAGCTGATGAGGACTTCAAGGAGTTTATGGAAAGCTCAAATCCAAAACTTACAGTCTCACAGGTATATGAAAAGTTCAATAAGTATGTCCACGGAGCGGAGAAGAAAGCCGCTGCAAAAATCCAATCGAACCTAGAGCGAAGTACAAGCTCAGGCAAGCAAAAGGGCAGGAATGATACATACGGTCTTACTGCAGACCAGCGAACCATAGTGGATGATTGGAACAAATCGTGTAGAAACGCAAAAGAAAAAATGACTTATGAAGAATTTGCATCAACACTCAGAAAGTAAAAAAACAGGGAGGTATAGTCAATGAATACAGTTTATAACGCTAATGGAGCTCAGATTGATTCCATTAAAGAATACGACATAGCCGCTGCAACAGCAGTAGCAGTAGGACAGGTAGTAAAATTAACAGCAGGCCTAGTTGTTTTAGCAGCCGCAGGTGAAACCGGAGCAATCCTAGGAGTAGCTGCAGAACCTCACGCAGGCTCAGCGGATGCACTTAACCCAAGAGCAAACGGAACAAGAATAAAGGTATGTGATGCTCCAACGGCAATATTTGAATGCCCGGCACCACAGATAACCGCTACAGCAGGTAGTACCACAACTTTTGTAGCAAGCACAATAGCAGCCGGAGTGGATGCGGATTTTGCAGGCGGTAAGATGAAACTTATCAAAAAGGGAGCATCTTCTGTTATCACAGATGCAATAGGAACTGTTTACCCTATCACAGGTTCAACAGCAGCAACAGGCACTCTCACAACTACAGCAACAATTGCTGGTGGATGTACTGCCGGAGATATATTCGCAGTATTCCCTCCAATCGGATTCCAGAAGGGTAACCTTGATTCAGGAATATCGAAACTTATCCTGAGTGCAACAGCAGCAATTCCTTTCATGGTATCATCTTGTTCTGAAACTGATAGAAACATGATTCAGTTTACAGCAGCATTGCACCAGTTAGGAAACAAAAGAGCTTAATAAAATAAAAATTTAGGAGTGATATTATGCCCAGCAATATCAATAGTGCATGGAAGAATGACCTTTTTCCATTAATCCAGAAATCATTTGATTATAACTACGAAACATTCGTAAATATATTTAAGCAGGTAATGTCCGAGGAAGATTCCAAGTCAATCGACTACAGAATGGCAGGAATGGGCGGTTATGGAGAATTGCCGAATTATGATGGAGCGAACCTTGCACAGCTTAACAACAAAAGAGGATTCGTTACTATCTTAACTCCACAGGAAAAGGGAGCTGCCATAGACCTGCAGATTCGTTATAAAAACGTAGACAAGTCAGGCGAGGCAAAGAAAATCGGTAAAAGAGCCGCACTCTCAACTTCAATGACTGTTTACCTTGCTTGTCTCAGATTATTTGGTAGAGCTTACAATGCAAACTACATAGGTGGAGACGGAAAATCATGGGCCGCTACAGACCATCCAGTAGCATCCAAAGGTGATGCAAACGGAGTTTCAATCGTAGATGCAGATTCCGGCACATTCTCAAACCTTGTTACAAGCAGATTGAGTGTTGCAGCATTGACCGCAGCTCAGACCGCAGCAAACAGGTTCCTCACACCAGATGGCTTGCCTTTCATGTGTGATTTCAACAACAATGGAATACTTCTGGTCTCCCCAGAATTAGAGCCAAAAGCAAAAGAAATATGTGGAGCAGATGCAAAACTTCTCCCTGAATCAAGCGAGAATGGAGCTAACCCGGTAGCAGGATTGAAGTATGTAGTTGTCGGAGGTGGAAACGATGGATTCGCAGCTTCACAATGGGCCATAGCAGACAATAACCTTCTCCCAGAAATTGCCAAAATAGTGTATGTGGAAAGGCCTACAGTTCTGGAAACAAACTTAGACAATCCTTTGATAGCTAGATATGTTCCATATACAGATTTCTCCGTAGGGTTTGGGGATGCAAGACCAATCATATTCTCAAACGGAACAACCGCATAACAATAGGGGCTTAAATGCCCCTTATTTCATACAAAGGAGGATTATAAATGCCTAAAAATGTTCAAAAGGGTTCAAACTATAAATATGGAATTAACTTAGACATTAATGGTGATGGTGGCCTAGGTGATGAAAAGTTCATACCGGGTTCCAGAAGCATTGTTGCGTTTCCGACATTTGTTGCCGCTGATGTAGCAAAGATATTTTTCACAGCTCCATATCCTTGTAAAATCGTGAGGGCCTATGAAAGACATACAACAGTAGCGGGACAGGCTGGAACGCTCACACTTGAAAAAGTGCCAAGTGGTACAGCTCCCGGTTCAGGAACAGCAGCAATGGCTACAACCGTAGACTTGACCGCTGCAATAAACACGAACCAGACAATCACAGCGTTGACAACTGCAGCAGCAATTTTAGCAGCAGGAGATTCAATCGCATTGAAGGTAGCATCCGGGGCGGCAACTTCACTAGCAGGAGCCTCATTAACCGCAGTTATTGAGTGGTTATAAAATAGGGAGGGCTTAAATGCTCTCCTTTTTTTTAAGAATAAATTAGAATACAAGGAGGAAATACAATGAACATAAATGAATCACCATACGAATCGGTTAGTGATATGACACAAACTGTAACAGTAGCAGCTACATTGAACTTGAATTGCGGATGTGCAGTAATTCATAATGTTGGACCAGACAAATTATATTTTAGTGGGGCAGGACCAGCAACAGTAAACAGTCCTGAACTTGCATCCGGAGAAAAGACATTCCCACGCACAGGTTTATTATATGTTTTAAGTGACGGAACATCAGTTTTAAAAGTCGAATTTTTAGATGCTATAAGCTAAGGGGGTATATTTATGAGTATAAAATTTGATACTTCTGCAGCGAATCACGAAACATTGGAAAACATTATTCAGGAACAGTACAAGGTTTATGGCTGTTTTTGGAACAAAGGCTCAAGCCCAACATTAACAAGAATGCAGGACGCAAGGGGCGCAGTAGCAAACGCAGGAGTTGATGCAGTAAAAGCCTACAACGAATTTGATTTAACGCCGTTGTTTAAAGACTTTACGGAGGTTGCTGACAGCTACGGCAATGTGTTTGTAAGAATTCCTAAGATGTATATTGAAAAGGTTGATGCAAGTGGCTACAAATCAAGACAGATAAGCAGAAAGCCATTTACAGGAGCATATCTGCCAGAATGCTTTAAAAACCAAGCGACAGGCTTAGAACTTGATTATGTTGATGTGGGTAAATATGTAGCCACTACCACGGACGGTACAAAGCTTGAATCAAAAGCTAACGCATATCCTTTAATAAATAAAAATATAGTACAGTTCAGGGATATGGCAAAAGCTAATAATATTGGCGCGATAAAAGGTTATCAGATAATGGACATCCATGTTATGGATTTATTGCAGACATTGTTTTTGATAGAGTTTGCAACGATAAACAGCCAGAGTATAGTTGCGGGATATACAAATGGCCAATATACGGATACGCACCTGATAACAGTAGCTACTACAAACACGAACACAGCCATAGTGGCAAATGCAACAGCCGCGTTATATGCAGTAGGACAAGTAATATCAGTTGGCTCAACGCAAGGCGGAAATCAGAGATTTTACGGACGAACAATAACGGCAATAGGAGCAAACGATTCAGGCGGCGCAGGAAATGCCGTAATAACTTTTGATGGTGTGGTGGCAAGTTTATCCGTAAATGACAGACTGTATAATACGGGCATGAAAACAGGGTTTAGTTCTGCCATAACCACAAGCGTTGGCAGCCCTACATCAAACTCAGATGGTAAAAAATCATTCGTTTATCATGGCATAGAATCGCTATACGGTGATGTTTGGCAGTTTGTAGATGGTCTTAATATTAACGAGAAGCAAGCGTGGGTTTGCAAAAATGCAGATAACTACGCAAGTAATGTGTTCGCGGCACCTTACGAGCAGTTAGGATATGTCAACGGAAATACTGATGGAT